GATATGATTAAAGATCCAAATAGATAATGGCGTTTAAACTAGGTAGCGAAAGTAGAAATTTTAAAAATTCTAGTAACACTAAGATGTTTAGAAAAAATCTTGGTAATAACATACTAGGTGAAGCTAATGCTGACGGGTCAATATACATAGATGTTAGCGTGCCTGAAGAAATGGTAGAATACGTTGGCGCTCACGAAATGCAGCATCAAACAGATATGAAGATAGGTAAAACTACCTATGATGATAACGCTGTATATCACATGGGAGAAGTGTGGCCAAGAGGTAATGGATATGTAACAGATCCACATACGGGTAAAAAATATCAAGAAGGTAGCGATGAGTTGCCTTGGGAAAACAATAAAGTATGATACAGAATTTAATGGGAGGGCTTTTAGGTAAAGTCTTAGACAATGCAGAAGGAATACTTGACAAAGTCGTTACGACAGATAAAGAGAGAGACGAAGCAAAGTTGGCTATTAAGAAGCTACTCTTGGACGCAGAAAAGGAAGCGTTTGCAAAAGAGGTCGAAGATCGCAAGTCTGCAAGAGAAATGTATAAAGACGATGCTGTTATTCAAAAGGTTTTAGCAACGTTATTTACAGTAGCATATTTTGGCATTACATTTGTAATGTTCAATTACTTTGTTACTAAAAGCTTAGAGCTAGGTGAATTTGAAATTAGCTTTATATCAACAATATTTGGCGCAATGAGCGCTAAAGTAAATACAATAATAGACTTCTTCTTCGGTGGAAGTTCAAAGAAAAACGAACAAGTAAACAATAAATAAAAATGGGACAAAATTCAACACAGGTAGCGTATGGCTTTGGTCAATTCGGATCTACGTTTTTAAGTGGCGACGGAGCAATACTAGACTTAACTGGAGCAGATGCTAGATACTATATTTGCGCTATAACTATGGTAAGCGAAACAAAGTTTGGTGGTAGTGGACTAGGCATACTAGACGCTGGCCAAGGTCTTGGTATGGGAAATACGCACTTTGCTTCAAACGAAGATACTCAAACCTTAGATACAGATTGGGGAGCCGCTACAAATGCAGGCGACAATGATAGCGATCTTATAGTATTAGATGCTGATGGAACAGCTTTTCCTGCTGGTATGAACTTATACGGTATGTATGACTATGTAGAATTACACTCTGGAGACGTTATATGTTACGTGGCTCCAAGACCAGACTATATATCTAGATCAGGAAGCAACAGCTAAACAAACGCAAAAAAGCAGAAATGCTTATAATAATTATTAACTAAATTAAATTAAATCAAATGGCAAAAAGAAAGACGCCTAAGGTTAAAGACCTTGGGCCTAAAAAAATTACAGACGAACAATTAAAAGAAATACAGGCTGTGTTTCGAGCTATTAACGCCGCTCAGTCAGATATTGGCTCAATTGAAATTAAGAAGCATAAAATTCTTCATGACGTTACTCAATTTCAAGCGATGGCTAACAGTATTCAAGAAAAGCTCAAAGAAGAGTATGGTGACGTAGATATTAACATCAGCGATGGCACTATAAGAGAAAAAGAAGATGAGCAAGCTGATTCGTAAAATTACAATAGGCAAAGACTACAAAATTGACGCCATGCACTATTCTGTTAATCAGGAAGTGTATGGTGGTCATACTATATGCGATATTATTGAAGAAGAAGAAAAGTATAGTATATACATAAGAAAAGGTAAAAACGTTTTACCTTGGAAAGACTTTAACAAAAATATGGCAATATCTGTAGAGTACAACTTAGAGTACTGATGAAGTCTTTAAACAACTATATTATAAAGCCTTTAGGTGAAAGATACAATAACTCCGTGGATGTAGACGGTAAAAGTTTGATTGTCAATACAGAGGTGTTTAATCATCAATACGTCAATAGAAAAGCTGAGATTTTAGCTTTACCTATAAACGAAGACTCTGAGCTTAAAGTTGGAGACGTAGTAATAGTTCATCACAACGTGTTTAGAAGATGGCACGACATGAAAGGTAAAGAGCGAAACAGCAAGTCTTACTACAGTGAAGACATGTACTTTGTTAACAAAGATCAGATATTTGCTTACAAGTCAACGCTTGGTTGGAAACCAATGCAAGGCTTTTGTTTTGTTAAACCTATAAAATCTAACTACAAGTTTGATACTGATGTAGAGCACAAAACTCAAGGTATAATTAAGTATGCTGACGGAGATTTTAACAAAGGAGATGTTGTAGGCTTTGAACCATTTTCAAAGTATGAATTTATTATTGACAACGAAAAACTTTACAGAGTTTACTCTAAGTTTATTACAATTAAATATGAACATCAAGGAAACGAAGAAGAGTATAATCCAAGCTGGGCATAAAGCCGTTGAAGAGCTTATTAAGGTTGCTAAAGAAGCTATTGTTGATAGTGGCGATGATATTACAGCTGATAGGCTTAAAAACGCCGCGGCCACTAAGAAGCTAGCTATATTTGATGCTTTTGAAATACTAAACCGTATACAAGAGGAGGAAAATATGTTAGAAGGTAAAGAGCCTGAAGAGAAAAAAGAAAAAGCATTTAAGGGCTTTGCTGAGGGAAGGTCTAAATAATGTATAATCAAACACTATATAAAGTTGTTGAACCCGTTAAGAACACTACTATAAGTAGACTTAACAAAAAACGTAATTGGGATTATGGATACAATAAAGAAAATGACATTGTTGTTATTAGCAAGACTGGAAGAATTGGTGAAATACTCGAGATCCAAGGTTTGCGAATTGCGCTGCCAGCAGTGCCAGGGAAGCTGCAAAGCAAAATAGATAAGTGGCAAAGATTAGATTATCCTAAGGAGTTAAGTAGACTAAAAAACATATTTGATTGGAGAGCTTATCCAGAAGATCAAAAGGAACAATGGTACGACTATATAGACGAAGAGTTTAAGCGTCGTGATGAGGGTTTTTGGTTTATGAATAATGGTAAGCCTACATATATTACTGGCAGCCACTATATGTATCTTCAGTGGAGCAAGATTGATGTTGGCGCTCCAGATTTTAGAGAAGCTAATAGATTGTTTTATATATTCTGGGAAGCTTGTAAAGCTGACAAAAGATGTTACGGTATGTGTTATTTAAAAAACAGACGTAGCGGTTTTTCCTTTATGTCTTCTGCAGAAACGGTAAATCAAGCTACAATATCTTCAGACGCTAGATATGGTATATTATCAAAATCAGGGGCAGATGCTAAAAAAATGTTTACTGACAAGGTTGTACCAATATCTATTAACTACCCATTTTTCTTTAAACCTATACAAGATGGTATGGACAGACCTAAAAGTGAACTTGCTTATAGGATTCCTGCTAGCAAGTTTACGCGTAAGAAAATAACCGCAAATGAGAAACAAGAAGAGTTAGTTGGGCTTGACACCACTATTGACTGGAAAAACACAGGTGATAACAGCTATGACGGTGAAAAACTCAACTTACTAGTACACGATGAAAGTGGTAAATGGGAAAGGCCTGACAACATACTTAACAACTGGCGGGTAACAAAAACTTGTTTAAGATTAGGTGCTCGCGTAATTGGTAAATGCATGATGGGCTCAACATCTAACGCGCTGGACAAAGGTGGAGAAAATTTTAAAAAACTGTACAATGACTCAAATGTTGCAAGTAGAAACCGTAATGGACAAACAAAGTCTGGTTTATATTCTTTGTTTGTACCAATGGAGTGGAACTTTGAAGGATTTATTGACAGATACGGACAGCCTGTATTTAATACGCCAGATCATGATGTACACGGACCAGACGGTGAACTAATTGATATTGGAGTTATAGATCATTGGGAAAACGAAGCTCAAGGATTAAAAGAAGACCAAGACGCTTTAAATGAATTTTACAGGCAGTTTCCTAGAACTGAAGAGCACGCGTTTAGAGACGAAACAAAAAATAGCCTGTTTAACTTAGTCAAAATATACGAACAAATAGATTATAATGAAGGCAATAGAAATTCTTCTGTAGTTACTCAAGGTGCTTTTCAATGGACTAACGGAGTAAAAGATACTCAAGTTGTATTTCATCCAGATCCTAACGGTAGGTTTAAAGTTAGTTGGATTCCTGATAGAAATTTACAAAACCGAGTAATACTTAAAAATGGAATAAAATATCCTGGAAATGAACACATGGGTGCCTTTGGCTGCGATAGTTATGATATTAGTGGTACTGTTGATGGTAGAGGATCCAACGGATCTCTTCATGGATTAACTAAATTTAGCATGGACAACGCACCAATAAACCAGCTTTTTTTAGAATATATAGCTAGACCACAAACCGCTGAAATATTTTTCGAAGATGTTCTTATGGCTTGTGTGTTTTATGGCATGCCATTGTTAGCAGAAAATAATAAACCAAGATTACTTTATTATTTTAAAAGAAGAGGTTATAGAGGATTTAGCATGAATAGACCAGATAAAGTATGGGGCAAGCTTTCAACAGCTGAAAAAGAAATAGGTGGTATACCTAACTCTAGCGAAGATATAAAGCAAGCTCATGCCGCTGCTATTGAAATGTATATTAATGATCACGTTGGTCATTTGCAAAACGGTAATTATGGTAGCGTTTATTTTAACGAAACACTAAACGACTGGGCAAAGTTTGATATAAATAAAAGAACAAAGCACGATGCCTCTATAAGTTCAGGCTTAGCAATCATGGCTTGCAATAGACACCTTTATAGACCAACAGCTAATAGAACAAAACAAAAAATAAACCTAGGTATAGCTAGATATAAGAACGATGGCTTTACTTCTAAAATAATAAAATAAATATGGCATATTCTAGTAATAGTTATTTTCCAAGCCAAGTAGTTAGCGATATAGAAAAAGTTAGCTATGACTACGGTTTGAAAGTGGCAAAGGCTATAGAAACTGAATGGTATGGTGATAACACATCTCACAAAGGCTCTAGCTATAACATGCACGGTCATAGTCAGAGAAACTTTCACAACTTAAGATTATACGCTAGAGGAGAACAATCTATACAGAAATATAAAGACGAATTGTCTATTAACGGCGACTTAAGCTATTTAAATTTAGACTGGAAGCCAGTGCCAATAATACCTAAGTTTGTCGATATTGTTGTTAACGGTATATCTGAAAGAACATACGATATTAAGGCGTACTCTCAAGATCCTTATGGAGTTACTTTAAGAACTGAGTATATGGAATCTATACTTAAAGACATGAAGACTCAAGAGTTTAATGACTATGTAGGTAAAGCTTTTGGGATAAATATGTACGAAAACGATCCTAAAGCTTTGCCTAAAACTCAAGAAGAACTTAAGCTTCATATGCAGCTTTCTTACAAGCAAGCTATAGAGCTAGCTGAAGAACAAGCTTTAAATGTATTGTTTGATGGTAATAAGTACGAGCTTACAAGAAAAAGGTTTTATTACGATTTAACAGTACTAGGTATTGGTGCTGTAAAAACAAACTTTAATACTTCTGAAGGTATTACTATAGATTATGTTGATCCAGCTGACTTAGTTTATTCTTACACTGAGTCGCCTTATTTTGATGATATATACTATGTTGGAGAGGTAAAGTCTATACCAGTAAACGAGCTTGTTAAACAGTTCCCTCATTTAACACAGCAAGATTTAGAAGAAATACAAAAAGGACCTAACAAGAGACCTGAAAACTATTCTAACGAAAAAGAAGACACGAACAAAATTAAAGTTCTTTACTTTAATTATAAAACATATATGAACCAGGTTTATAAGCTAAAAGAAACAGGTTCAGGTATGCAAAAAGCTATCGAAAAAGACGATACGTTTAACCCGCCAGAAGGTGCTGAAAACTTTTCTAAACTACAAAAAAACGTAGAGTGCTTGTATGAAGGCGCTTTAATATTAGGTACTGAAAAGCTTTTAAAATGGGAGATGTCAAAAAACATGATGAGACCAAAAAGCGACTACACTAAGGTTAAAATGAATTATAGCATTGTTGCTCCTCGAATGTATAAAGGCCGCATAGAGTCTTTAGTTAGCCGTATAACTGGTTTTGCAGATATGATACAGTTAACTCATTTAAAGCTACAACAAGTAATGTCACGTATGGTTCCAGACGGTGTTTATTTAGACGCGGACGGTTTAGCTGAAGTTGATTTAGGTAATGGAACAAATTATAATCCGCAAGAGGCTTT